GCCCTTAGAAACAGCACTTAATTCACGGAACTGACCTAAGCCATTCGGTTTAACATGGTGATCGCCCATGCCGATAACATGGCCATTAGCACAAGTGTAATTCCATAAGCTTTCTTCATTAGCCATTAAATCGTCACCGCAAGCGGAACATAAGAGCTGCTTGAAGGACATACCAACAGAAACTTCTTCGACAATGCCATTGTCGATCTTAGTGGCTAAATCTGCATGGGCAGTTAAGTCAATGAAAGCTAATACGCGAAGTTCATCATATCCTTTAGGGTTCTTTTGGGCTTCACCGTAGAACACGCGACCGACTGGGATTTCATAGCCTTGCTGATGCAATGTGTGAAAGGGGACAAAGCCACCAGAGTTTAAATAAGCAGCAGCTTCTTCAAAAGTCTGAGCGGTAATCTGAGCCTTATCGAAGATACTCCACTTCTTATTTAAAGGTAAAGAAGTAACAGCAGTCATTTCAAAGACAGCAATCTGATCCCAATTAGGTTCGGAACCCATGTTGGCTAAGACTTTGGCTTTAATGTCGTCAGTGACGGTAATACGTTTTGGCATGACTTTCGTAAAGTTATGTTTAAGTTGTGTAAAGCATAACATTAAGCGAAATAGAGAGCAAGAGGGAGGAGGCAGAACAGGCCAACTCTGCCGAGTTGTTCGAGGGAAAATGTCAAGAAAACCCTACCATTTCGACCTTTTCTCTCTACCCAATACCGAAGTAAAAGGCACTATGTCCATATTGAAGGTCGCCACTGCTATTGTCCAAGAAAGTTGGGGTTAGTGTACCACAAGGGGTCTTTTTTGGCCTCTCTAACTTTTTACTAAGGCGGCTAAAAAACTACTTTTTTCCTCCCCTTTATTTTTATTTTTTTAATATATAAAGGTAGAAAAAGGTATCATGTAACTTAAATATATAGCTAACACCTCATTCAAGTGTTTTTAAAAAACGCAACCTATTGGTTTTATTGGAAAAAATCTCAAAAATCTGTAACAGGAGGATTGCACTTTTTTTAAATTCTTGTAACAGGAGGTGAAAACGAAAAATTATTTTCACCTCCTGTTCCATTTTAAGAGCTTTAAAAGCTTAAAAATTCGGCTGTTTTTGTTTATTTTTTGACTAGCACCATTTTGGCGTAGAATGTCAAAACAGTTAAGTTGTTGAAATTAAAGAGAAAAGACTCATTTTTTCTGTAACAGGAGGATAGCAAATCTTAAGAGTTTTTGTAACAGGAGGTGAAAACGAAAAATTATTTTCACCTCCTGTTACAGGTCTTTTTAAATCAATAACTTAGCCTAAAGTTCCTTATGTTACACAAGTTTACAAGCTGGTTATTGCCAAACCCATTGGTTATGGTATTATTAAGATCAGCGGCAAAGTGAGGCTGTACACCCTCACCTTTACTCATCTGGTCCATGAGTGCCGCTTTTCTTTTTACATCAATAGGACCAACTCTTTGACCCAGAGGCACATGATGAAGAAAGTAACCTACCCAGAAGGCGTGGATGCTGCTAGCACCATTTCCGAAGCCAAAATAAAAGAAAAACTATATCCTCTCTTTTGTAACGTCTTTAAAAATCAAGACCAAACCTACTGCCTATTCCATAAAGTCTATTTCGATGCTTGGGTCTTAAAAAATGTGACCCTGCCTCCGAACCACATAGCGTGTGATAGCTACACCTTCATCACCCTCCCTGTTCAAAACTCTCTAAAGCAAGGTAAACCTCTATTAGTACCTTTATATACTCTTGGTTTAATCCAAGATACCCTTGAGGCAACCTATACCAAAAACCCAAAAACAGGCTTAGTGAGCTTTAGCTTCATATATAAGCTTTCTCGACACACTTATGAGGGTTTTACATCTCTTTATGAAGCAGAAATGGCTTTTGCCAACTTCAAGAAGTTAGAGTTTATTAAGTATTACCTGACGCTCCAGACGGATTATGAGCGAGACCTTTTAAACCCTTACATATCCTCTGACTTTAAAGGTTTAGGGAACCCTAATAAGGCAACCCACACACGAGTGGGAGGTTCAAACACTTGGCAGTACACTGCATGGCGAAAACTCTTGAGTTCTTTACGAGACCAAGACTATCTTCCCTTAGACTCCTGCCTTAACATCACCCAAAATCAAAAACTGATGCACTCTGCTCTCCTAAGTTTTGATTATTTTGAAGGGTTAATCACTTACATCAGAGGTTTAACTGCCTTAGAAGACGCTATTCTAACTTATGACTTCTTTGGGGATTGTGTCATTACTCGTGACAGTTTATTTTATCTGCCAAAGCGGTTAGTACAGAACCACAAGGAGTGGGTCAAGGCTTCAAGCTTTAAACCCCAAAAAACCCCTAAAGGCTTTTGTTTTATCTGCCGTAATGCCGAAGGTAAACTCACTCGCTCTCAGGTTTTTAAAACCGAACCTGAAGCCGTTACCGCTTACACCCAGTTTAAATTTGAAACCCTAAAAAACCTTTATGGCCAATACCAGTCGAATTTACCAACTAACTTTTGTCAGCGTTTTGAGAAAGAGATTTTAAGTCATGCCCATTAACCGCGCCCTAGATACCTATAGAAGCTTTACGGATATTTTAAGAATTATAAAGGTGAGTAAAGACTCCAACCTTATCCGAGCTGCTCTGGCTTGTGAGTCCAATATGGCTATCCTAAGTGAAGAACCACCTGTTAACAGTAAGAACCCAACGACTATCACCGACTGGTGGGTGTATCTCTTAAACTTTGCCCACGAAAACCCATTGGTTAATTTTGCCAGTGATTTGTTTAGCTTACAGCTTTTTAAAAAACACTTTGAGGAGGCGAATATTCGCTCTTTGGGTAGTTTAGTGATGATTATCAAAATGGATAAACCCATGCAGGTTGGTTATAACAACCTTTTCATGGTTCCAAATACTGTTACCTGTTTTTTCCAACAAGGACCAACAAAGCTCACTAAATACGGACCCCTTGGGGACTTTAGGTTACCACCTTTGGTGGGTTTCCGTAAGGCTTTCCCCCACTTTCAAGCCTTTGTGGTTGATAAAAATTTCAAGATAAAAAAACTACACTCTCACTATCGAGACCCCGCAGGTGCTCATCGTGCCAGAACCTTAGCCCAGATTAACATCATCGAGGAGATGGTTATAGAGAGGAAAGAAAGAATGGGTCGCTTAACCTATGAGGAACATATCTTCTTAGAATTTGCTCCCACTATTATTAAAGTCTTAAAAGAGGGTCTTGATGATGTCTATAGGCTCCGCTTTGATGTCCTCCAAAAGTTAGTGGCCTCACCCCCTGAGAGCTTAACCACTAAACAACTTCAAGAAGCTGATAATAGAATGACTCGTTCTGCTGCACGAAACATGGCTGATCGATTTAATAGACAGGTTTTTGGTGACGCTATTACCTTAACCAATACTAAAGCTCAGTTAATCCAAGATTCGACAGAAACCTTTACGAAAAATTTCTTAGGTTTTTATAAACTTAAAACTCAAGCAGCTTTTGAGAGGAAAGAAGAAATGCCCACACCTCCTGAGATGCCTTTGGAGCCGAGAGAGATCCAAGAACTACAAATCCTTGAAAATAGCCGACCTCGACCTAAGAGAAAACTTACCCGAATCCCTACAGCCCAAGAGAGGAGTCAGTCTAATGTCTGAACAAATAGAAACCCAAGAAGAAGCCCTAAAAAGGAAAGTGATGGCTATCTTCTCCAAACTCGGTATCGCTATCACTAACGGTACTGCTGTTGCCCTAAACGAGACAGAGGTCAAGCTTTTAAGCCAGACCTCTGTTGGTGACTTGTTCGTTACTTGCAGTTATAACACTGAAGCTTTTAGAATCCACTAACTACTTCTTAACCGCATTACTCTGAGCCGCTTTGTCATTCTTACTGGTGACGGAGCGGGTAACGGAGTCGTTATTACCATTACCATTTACATCGCCTTGAGTCCCAGCATTGTAAAATTTAGTTCCACTGAGAATTGGGCTGCTATCAGGACGAATACGGCCATACATTCGTAGATGGTACTCATCATCGTCAATGATCCCCTCACTTAAATCATAAAGCAAACGGGCTGCCATTAAGTTTAGCTGAGCTTCTAACTCAATCGGGCTACGCATTTCAGCAGGGGCAAAGGTCACTTCAACTTTACTGGTACTACCTGTTAACCGTAATAAGAAGGTGAACATCTGGGACATCAGTAAACCAACAGGAGCATTTAAGCCATCGCACTGTAAAGCGAATAAACGCGCTTCAACAGAAGCGGTATTCACCCCAGCCTCACCACGGCCTAAGATAGTAGCCATTGTCTTTAACGCTGCTTGGTTTTGGGCATTAAGCGTTTTAATAACAGGCTCAATATCAATACTCATACCTGCTTTTTTATCATTAACCATTCCTACTTCTAAAGAATCCGTGTGAACGAACGCTTGGTCAGGTCTTAGGTTAGAGATAGTGCTGCTGATGCTGTTAATGGTCTGGCTGATGTAAGTAGTCATCTTAGCAGGGTCGGATTTAATAGCGTCAGGCGCATTGGCTCGAATAACGTCTTCCATAATGGAGATGTCCATTCGAGGGTAGCCTGTTAATTGCATGATCCGATACAGGTCATTGATAATACGTTGCCGAGCAGCAGCCGTATTGATAACACTAACAAAAGGACTATAAGCATAAGCCTTACTAGGGTCTTGGCGATAGTAGGCAACAAAGATGTGGGGGAAGTCTAAGCTAATGTTGTCACCACCATTGACAGGCACTTGCTCTGGCACTAAACGCCCATTCTCTCGCTCAAACCATTTCAATTTGTTGGTTTGGATCAAGCGAACCTGATTAAAAACCCCTTCTTTAGTGATGATTGGCTCTCCCATCACCATGCCCTCAGCCAAGATCAAGTAACGCATTTCCTCGGCAATGGCTTTTAAGCTGGGGGTGTACTCAAAGCCTTTAGAGTAGTCATAACGGGTGGTTAAGCTGTCGATAAGAGCATTAACAACCTTTAAACCGTTACGATCAATCGCACCGTTAATATCCTTAACCAAAATGATTGGGTTAGTATCCGAGAGCGTTAAAAAGGCATTCAAAGAGGCACTGGCATCAGGGTCTTGAACGATTAAATTGCGAATTAAGTCCCGACTATCCGAAGAAGCACGAGTTGTAAAAATATCTTCTAAATGCTCACGGTATCGAGGCGCAGAAAGTACGTTTTGATTATTAGAAGGGTCAAAGGTAGGGCTATTGGCCGTCCCCTTCGGGTTAGGTAATCGCTTAGGTGCAATTACTTTGTAAGCAGTCTGGAGTAGTGCCATCGCTATTGGCCTCGGAACAGGTAAAGTTGAAAAGATTTTAACATAGTTTAACCTAGCAGCCCACTATAGCCAAAGTCGGCTTGTTTCTTCTTTGATTCTCGGCCATACAAACCCCCTTGAGGAAGCTGTATATCCTGACCTGCCAGATACAACGTGGTTTTAATCGGTTCTTCCTTATACCCCGTAAAGTCATTTGTAAAATACTTAACTGCCGTTGTTAAGAAGGCTAAAGCGTGAAAATAGTGGTCTTGACCTGTTAATTTACGCCAAACCGCTGGTTTTTCAGGGGTAACATCCCGAACCATGTCCTTTAAGTGCTCTTTGATAAGCTCTTTTTGATTACCGAAGTTAAAGAACTCGAATAAACCCCCTCGACAGAGCCGAGCGACACTATCTAAATGCTCAGTGCGGTCAACTTGAACATTCTTAGTCGTTTCAGTTTTATCCGCAATCTCGATAGAGCCTCTATAACCACAAGGAATGATAGCTCCCCCTGATAACTCAAAGGCTGACTTAGATAACCATTGCTCTGGGTATTGGTCCATCATTCCCCTTAACTGAGGGTATTTTTCTCTTAATTCAATCAGCCTATCTATGAATTTCTCTAACAGCACTGTTTCAAAATGGTGGACGCGAACGCCTTTGCGAATGCCTTCGCTACTGCCGATGACGATGTGACAGACCGAGCCAACGTCAGCACCGAAGTACCATTGGCCGATAGGGGAAGCGTCCCCACGTTCAGTTTTAAACAACGGATTTAAGATAGCATCTGTTAGTCGAACATCGCCCTTATCATAAGTCTCACCAAGCACAGTGTTATACCAACCTCGGATAAACTCATTCTTACGGTACTTCAATAGTTGGTCGATAACATAACTTGGAGGTAAGGTAGAACCACTAAAGGTTCTCATCCGATACCCACGATTATTTGTTCGATTCGGGTAAGTAGCAACCCACTCGCGTTTATCGCGTAATAAATCTAAAGGCTGATGGCATCGCTCGCAGTCAACGGTAATGGCAGAGGTATTAATTTCATACTTATCTAAGATATTAACGTCAATCTCATCAAGCTCAATCTCGTCAGGTAAACCCACAATATTGATAAATTTCTTGCTAAAGACAGGTACTTGCCAATGGTTACAGCAAGAGCATTTAATCATATACTCCTGCTGGTCGGACAAGGCATAGGTAGCGTCAATGCCGTAACCGCCGAAAGTGGGGGTGCTAAACTGTTGCGTAATACGATAGGAACTGCCCTGCAAACGGGATTGGAACAAAGCCAACATATGTTGATCTGATAAGTCAACCTCATCATTAAAGATAACATCACAAGGCTGACCTGTCGCGGAGGTCTCAGTAGCAGGGGCGAGGAGTAAGAAAGACGTACCAATTTGGTTTACTTCAATAGACCGAATGGGTTTAGTTGCCCCCAAACTAAAAACACGGTCAGCCTCAATCAGAGGTTGAAAACGGGTTTGAGATTGTTTACGAAGCATTGGTTCAGTCGGGAACGTAAACATTAAAGTCGTTCCCCTATTCCGAGCTAGAAAAGCTAAAGCCTTTCGCATCTGCAATTCTGTCGCCCCTTGCTGACTAGGTTTGATGACGCATAAGTTAGGGTGCAAGTCATCCATAATAGCCTTTTGAAAAGGGTAGCGTTTAAAGTTAAAAGGCCGCCTTTTAAGAGTGGTATTTTTACAAACCCATTCGGAGTAGCTCATGCCCTTAGCATCTTTAGAGAAGCGGGCATCTAGCTCTTTAGTAAAATCTAAGGCAAAATTGATTGGCATTTTAAAAATCCAATTTGTATCAGTTGTGTTAAAAGATCTTTCAAAGTGCATACCTTTGCACTTACTATCCACTCACGGGAGTTAAAACGATGTCACAATATCCACCGATAGCTTTAAATGCTTTAAACGCCCTAGAGGAGATTCTAACCAATTATCACAAAGAGGGCAAAACCTACTTAGAAGAAGCTCCATACTCTTTAGAGATAAAGGCGCAACTAACTAATGTTTTGACCTTGATGAGAGCTATGGTGCAGCCAAAAACGCCTGAAACGATGGAGGTAGTTGGCAATATCAACGTAGCTCAAGAGATGGACGATCTCTATCTAAACCTCAGAAACTTTAAGATTAATGAGGAAGGATTAGCTCCAACTGAGAAAGTGGCTGTACTTCGTGTACAAACCAATTTGTTGGAAAAGATCATTGAGATGCGTGAACGCGCTATCGGAATCGACAGATACGGTGCTTTCCGTGAAGCTCTCATGGAATTTATCAGTAATAAGTTCGACCCCGATGACATTAACGAGCTAAAAGAAATTTTAGTAACCCTTGACCATTAACACTCTGACCAAGTGAGTATAAAAATGTTTGATCCAATATTTAATGTTGCCTTTCAGCAACCCGCTAATTTAGACACCAGTAAATTATTCTTGCACAATGCAGGTGCTTACTGGAAAGCAGGATTACCTGTGTTCCCACTCTGGCCGAAGAAGAAAGAACCAATGTTCGGCGGCTGGAGAGAATACTCAGTGGTCATGCCTCATGAGGAAATCCGCGAACAATGGCGTTTGCATCACCAGAACAGCAACATTGGCCTTCCTCTAGGTCCTTGCTCTGGAGTGTCCGTCATCGACATCGACACCGATGATGAAAACATCATTAAGGCAATCTTATCGGTATTGCCGAAGCCATTGTGGGTGCGTAAAGGCGCGAAAGGGGCAGTGCTAGGTTACAAATACAACCCTGCGTTAAAGACTTTCCGCATCCGCACGATGAATAACGAAAGCATCGTGGAATACTTGTCTGAAGGCACTTATGTGGTACTGCCTCCGTCAATTCACCCGAAAACAGATCAACCCTACATAGAAAACACGCCATTGCACATGGTAAAGGACGCACTTGTTGGTCTCTCTTTTGATATTGAACAAAAACTCCGTTCAACCCTCAAAGCCAAAGGCGTGAATGTTAATGACAACTCTAGTAACCCCACTCGCGTCACCGATTTCGTTCCCGCAGGTGCTCGTGACATTAGCTTAACTCGCGCCGCAGGTTTATTCGCTTTTGCGGTACTCCGTGGTGAGCGTAGCTTATTAGAAGCCTTGGATATGCTTCATCTCTATGGCAAACAGTATGTAGAAAACGTGGTCGGTGATCCTATCGACATGAATAAACATACCGCTAACCTGTTGTTATTCTTGTCACGCGACATTATGCAGAAAAACCGAGTCTTGCCCGAAGGCTGGGACTCTGGAATGTCTCCTGAGCAGAAAAACCACTACTCAAAAGTCTTCAGTGCCGACCGCATGGAGAAACCTGCCGCCGTTATCATGGAAGAACTCACTCAGCTTTTCGCTAACAACGGCGGCAAGGGTACTGACACGGTAATGACTGAGGTCGAGAAGCTGCTAAAGCTGATGGCATTTAGTACCAATTTGAACGATATGGAAGTTGACCGTATCTTAGCCTTGATCTCCCGCGAATCTGGCTTACATATCCGTGTCACGTCCTTACACAAACAAATAAAAAAATACCGTGAAGCGAACTTGTTTAAGGGTGAAAACCACACCGAAATTGCCCAAGCGTTAATCGAAGAACTGGAAACGATCAACAAAATCAAATTCCATAACGGTAACTTCTACCGTTGGGGTGGTAGTCATTATGAAGTCTATCCTGCGATTGAAATTGAGCGCGAAATCCACTTACGTTATGGCAGTTGCGGAGCCAATAAAAGACGTAGCGACACCAAAGGTATTCTACAGACCGTCAGTAGTCTCCAAGCCTACCCTTTAAAAGATCAGGATATTGTCGGCCACGGGGTCAATTTCGCTAATGGGTACTTAACGCGCTTACCTGATGGGGCATTTGAGTTACAACCCCATGACCCTAAATGGGGTTGTACTTATACCTTCCCTTTCTTAGTGGATATGTCCGCTATCGAAGACCCTATTAAGAACGACCTCAGAAAACTCGCGCCAACCTTTCATCAATTCCTTGAATCCAGTTGGGGTTATGACTTCGACTTCAAAGAGAAAGTGTTAGCGTTACAAGAAGCGTTATTTGCAACGATTTTCGGGCTGGCTCCGCAGTATCAACGCGCCTTTTTACTGTTCGGGGTAGCAGGTTCTGGTAAGTCTCAGTTGCTGACAATCATCTCGTCTCTAGTCCCGCCTGAGGTAAAGTCAGCGGTATCGCCTGACGTTTGGGGGGAAACCTTTTCGGTCGTTGATATGGTCGGCAAACTCCTTAATATCGCAGGTGAGTTGTCAGAAAGCAAAGGTATCAAAGGCCAAATCTTTAAGGAGGTCATTGACGGAACAGAAATGATGGTACGCGCCCCTTTTGGCCAAGCGTTTACAACGCAAATGATTGCCGCTCAGTGGTTCGCGGGCAACTTTCTGCCAAAAACTAAGGACACCTCAGACGGTTTTAACCGCCGTTGGTTGATTTTTGCCTTTACTAAAGCCATTTCCGATAAAGACAAAAAGATCAATTTAGGTAACGACATCGTAAACACTGAGCGGGCTGGCATTATCCAGTGGTGTTTATCGGCTTCTAAACGTCTCCATGCTCAGAAATCGTACACGATTCCGCCAAGTTCAGTGCGGTCGGTAGCGGAGATGGGGTCGATTAACAACACCATTCGCGCTTTCTTAGAAGCTAACCATAATAATTTGTGTATCGCTTCACGAGATTTAACGGAAAAACGCCTCTTAGGGTCTGATGACCTCCCAATTAAACCCTTTATGGAAGAAAAAGCAATCTCTTGCTATTTAATCTCAGAAACCAAGCTTTATGAGTTGTACTGGGCGTGGGCAGTGACCAACACCAACAAGAAACCAGATGGTTTGCAGGGTTTTAAACAAGCCATGAAGGAGTTGTGCCTCAGTTTCTCGCTCACACCCGTTTGTAAGGGTTCGATAGACTACTATCAGGGCTTAGCTTTGAGGGATTCGGCACGTTTAGCGTTATCAAAAACTG